ATAACGGTGACAGCAAATGTTATTGCGATTGTGCACGCGACAAACACAATCATGCGTGCGTGTAGGTAGTCAATTTCTGAACGGTCTTTAGCCATTGCTGACTCTTTCGCATTGAGTGATAGTCGAGCATCGTGTCAACGCGCTGTTGCGTGTTTTATGTGGCGCGTTCACCCGTGTTGTTTCGCAAGCGGTCAGGATTAGCGCACACACGAAACTAGCCAGCAGGGTTTGGTGGATACGGGTTTTCACTTTTTACTTTCGCTACTGCTGTGCGCCACTCGACTTCGGTTGCGTCACCGCGTTGCCAAGCAAAATAAATGCCGTCTGATTGGGCTTCGTATTGTGTTCGGCGTGTTGCTTCAACTGTGTTGTATTGGTTTTGATAGTCCACTTGTGGCCATGCGGCGTCAAGTTCGGCTTGGGTTGGTGCTGTGCCTGCGCTATACCATTCCAAAGTGGCATAATTGTTGCCGCTAATTGACCATTCTTTGCCTGAGTAATTTGCTGTTAAAACTGCTGCGTAATCGGTCATGCTAATACTTCCATTGCAATAATTGAACCTCTGCCACCTGTGCCGCCAAGCGTGTTGTTTTGTGCATAAACCGTATTAGCGGCGTTATTTACTTTCATACCTAATGTGTATGTTGTCGCTGATGTTGTTGCAGGACTGTCAATATATGACACCGCTACTTGACCGTAAAACGGTGCTGTTGTGGCATAAATGCCGACCATACCGTTTGTTGCATCGCCTAAGTTAGTGCCTGCGACAGTCCCTCGGAACAAAGTAAAAATTGACACATAGCTTCCGTCTGAGTTTCTAACGCCTGTATTTGCCATAACTAAAATAGTGCTTGTGGCTAATGTTGGGGTGATTGTTACGGCAAGTCCAGATGTTACAAAACTTGTGCTTGTGCTTGTTGTGGTAGTGGTGCTTGTTGCTTGTACTACTTGTGCAATTTTGCTTGTTGTTGGCCCGACAGTAGCCCACGCTGCGCCATCGTAATACTGCACAATGTTGCTCGCCTCGATATAACACAACTGGCCCTCTGCCAATGCTTTGTTACTGCCACCAAACGCGGCATCTCTAGTAACGGTGGTAGCAAAAACGGGTACGCCTGTGCCGGCACTAGCGTTTTGTTGTGCAGCGGTCAATACTTGATTGGCTACAAAAAGTGGCACGGTTGTCTGTGTGTTTGCCATAGTTGTACTTTATCCTATGCCAGCGCGTTGGTGGTAGATAGCACACCAAACGTAATGTCGTCCAAAATAAAGTCGTTAAGAATGATGGTTGGTGACGTCCACAAGCTCATGCGGTGCCCGGTGTTCATGTCAATTACGTGGTCAATGCCTTCAACTGATAAATCCTGTGTCACGGATGTGGGCGTACCGCTGGTAAACGATTTTGTGATGGTGACGGTTTGCCCAATTTCTATGGGTGCCAAGGTATTTTTCTGGGCATCGGTCAAACTGGCAAATGTGGTTGACACGTTAGTAAAACGGGGTTTAGGTATCGGATAAAGCAAGTAACTGGCCAATGTGGCAGCTTGCGCGTCGCTCGATAACAAACTGTCCGTAATTGCTTCCGTTTGCTTAAAATACTGACTAATTGAGTCTGCATCGCTGGCGTTTTGTAACGTCCCGCCAGACTCAATAGTGATGTTGCTGTTGTTAATAACCGATTGTTGGTCAAATTCCACAACAATGTTGTCGTAAGGCGTAGCAGTATTGGTGTCGTTAAAAATGACGGTAGGCGCTGCCAAAGTAGTGCCGATACGTGGCTGGGCAGTGAGCACGTTTGTGCGGCTACAAAAAATACGGCCCTGTTCGGCCTGTTGAATGCGGTTCAGATAGGCGTTCACGTTGGTGCCACTAGCGATGGTGTAAGCCCCTAGCGTCGCTGTTGGGCTGGCTGTAAGGGATGTGGTGCCTGTGTACGCTGCGGCTGTCAAAACGGCTGTAATGCGTGCTGACGAGGTTTGGCTACTGGTAGCCGTAGACGGCAAACTGCCTTGTGACAACACATAAATGTCGTCGGCAGCAAATATCTGATAACTGGTCAAACCGCCCAAGTTGTATTGCTGGTTATAGGTGGTCACTCGACCAGTAAACAAGTATTCGCCATTACGGCTTAAACGGATTTGACGCAACGGGGCTAACCCTGGCTGTTCGGTCAACTGGTTGTAATACGCGCTAGATGTGTTCAACGGGTCGTAGGCACGGTTGGTGTTGGGCACGCTGATACTGACCGACATTGTGCCGGGGCCGAATACGTCTAACGGTTTGTGTCGTCCTCGACTAATACCAATGTTTTGTACAACGGGCGTGATGTCCACATAATCGGTGCCGTCGCCGTCAAGTACAGCTGTGCCGTTCAATGTTGAGTCGTCTAGGTAGAACGCTGACGAGTCGTAACCCGTAGACAATTCCAGCAAATAGGTGCCGCCCGTGACAAGTGTTGTTGCAGCCATTTATCTGATTGCCAGATTAAGTGGCCCGTAAACTTGTGTGTATTGCGTGAGCGCGTCAACTACAGATTGACCGATTTGTGCACTGGTTGAAATACCGCCAGTCACGTTAATGGTGACGTCTGGTCGGTTTGCCATGCGGTCTTGGATACCACCGACATAGCCGATTGGGCCGTTAACGGGCGCGTATGACGGGCCAGCACTACCGCCACCACCGCCACCGCCACCACCACCGACGCTGGGCAACGGTGCAGTCAATGTTGGCATTGTTGGTGCTGTAGACAAAATGTCGCCCACCCCACCGTTACGAGCTGCACCACCGGTCGATGCTGCACCACTACCACTGCCACCGCCAATGTTCGGCAAATTTATGTTTGGCAAATTTGGTATGTCTGTAAATGGGCTAATAATGTTCATGCCGTCAATAATCATGTTGATGGTATTAATCCATGCGTTAGCAAAAAACTCAAACCCTGTAATCAGACCGTTAAGTACACCGTTCACAATGGTGCGGAATGTTTCAAATTTGTTGTATGCGTAAACAATGCCGACAACCAGTGCGGCTACGCCTGCAGCAATAGCGGTAAATGGGTTTAGTGCCATAGCAAAATTGACTGCCATAATGGCAACTGATATTGCGGTTATTGCGCCGGCTATTGCCAAAAATGCTTTCGGGTTGTTTTGTGCCCAATCTGCAAACTTTTGTAATACTGGCAAAACGGCTTGTACAACTGGTAGCAGTGCTGCACCGATTGACTCTTGCGTTTCGTCCAACGAGTTTTTAAGTATTTTGAATTTGCCTGCAGCGGTGTTTGCTGCTGTTGCGGCTGCACCACCAAACGTGCCGCCAAGTACGTTCATTACTTCGTCAAGTGTTGCGCCGTCTTTAATTAACGATTTCATTTCGGGCGATAATGCTTGTAACCCTTTCATGTTGCCGCCGTACGCTTTTGCCAACGCGTCTGACACTTCGCCCAATGACTTGCCAGAGCCAATAGCAATGTCTTGTGCAAGTGCCAACGCATCTGTAGCGGTCGCTACGTCTTTAGTGCCCGTGACAAGCACCGCCAACGCTGGGCGCAATTCACTGTCTGCCGTACCGGTCGCCCTTGACATGCTAGAAATCATGTCCTCTGTGGCTTTAACTTGTTTATCAGTTGCGCCAGTAACGTTTTCTAAAGTCAATGCCAGTTGAGCTTGTTGTGCTTCGTCCTCTGCGGCGGCTTTAACAGCCAATGTCAATCCAGCAGTTACCGCGCCCAATGCTGCAGCTGCAGGAATAGCGGCTTTCTTAATTAAAAAATGTGCTTTTTCGCCGGCTGTTTCTAACTGGTTGAAATCTTTGATTGCACGGTCAAGCGCTTTCCCGTCGTATTCCGCAATAATTGGTATAGACAGCATTACAGCTCTTGCCTGACCACTCGCGCCGTGTCCAAAATCATTTTTTTCATTGGTTCCTCAATCGCTCTACGCGCACGATAAACGGCTGGCCCGATAAGTCGAGTGCGCCCAGCACCTACAAACCCTAACGCATCACCGAGTTTGTTTGCGTTTGCTCGACCAGCGGTTTCAAAAATAGCGGCGGCAGGGTCTTTTTGCTCAATAAGAATTACGCCCACGGCACCGCGTCGTGTGTCAATACGCAATTTGACACCGCTTTTGGCTTTAGCCACGCTAAATGGAAAGTTTTTGCGGTCACGACCCGGTGATGTCCAGTTGTATTTCATGCCAGACAATGGCAATGCGGTATACATATCCTGTGCAGCTTTAATTGCTGGCGCCGCTATTTCGTTAGCTTGCGCTCTAAAATCTTTTTGCAACTGTGGGTCAATTTTGCGTAACGCATTTATTGTGTCCTTGACCCCAACAACTGTGATAGTGGTACTGACCGACATTGCTACCTCTGGTTACGCGTTTCTAATATCGTAATCACAGTTGTTAAGTCGCGTGTGTCAAACTCAATTTGCGTCGGCCACCACCCTACTGCAACCAGCATTTGTGCTAGTTGGTGTCGGTAGGTGCCAACGCCGTAGGGTTTGGGTTTGTCTCGTCAACGGATGTTAAATCCATGTCTGGGTGTTGTTTAACCCATTCACGCCAATTGTCTGGTACAGGGTCGCCAGCAAGTTTGCACAGATGATAAGCCCAGCAAGCCAAATCGCTGTAGCCAATGCCTTTACCATCAGAAACTTTACGGTTTTCAGTCTTTTCCCATTCACATACCACAAACATATTTGTGGTCATGGTGCGTGCGCCTCGACCGTCTTGCAAATCCAATTCTAATTTAACTTTCATCATGCCTCTTTCGTGTCGGGCCGTTGTCGGCTCT